CGCCTTCATCATGACCTTGCTGGGATCGAGCAACCCGGCATGGATCCACGCCTCGGCTTGCTTCCTGTCGTTGACCTTACCCATGATGACGGAGGTAAAAGCGTTGGCCGCCGTTCCGGCCCGCTCGCCTCCCATCGCTCCGATCAACGACGGCGCAATTCTCGACAGGAACCGCATGTCATAGTTCGGCAGAGACGACTTAGCCTGTTGGGCAAATGCGTAGAGCTGCTCCGGGTTGAATACCCCACCAGACAACACCATCGCTGGGATCATCGCGGCCGCTTCCTTCTGGAAGTCTTCCGGCTTGGTAAACCTCTCTTCGAACGTCTTGGCGAGGGCCCGGCCAACATCCCCAGGTCCGCCGTGAATCTTGTCGCCCCCGGCCGTATGCAGAACCGACATCGTCTTTTGCATGAATTCGAGATTGTTGAGCGCATGCTCGACGCTGCCGAAGGCGGGCGTCGTCTCGGCGACGACCTTCAAGTTCTCCAGATAGGTCGATGTCGGTAGCTTGGCCACGGTCGCGGCCGACGCCCGCCGGATTTCGGCCATTTCCTCCGGCGTGCGGCCAGCGTTCTGCAAACCAACCAGTTCGTGCTGGTAATGCGCCCCGATGACCGCCGTCTCTTCTATGCCGTGTGCGATCGCCTCCGCACTCACATAAGCAGCCACGCCTTGCGCCACGAAATTGCGCACGCCCTCGTGCTGCACGACATGCGCCGCGCGTTCCTGCTCGTGCTCCGACCGGCGCTGCGCCGCGGCCAATTCCTTTGCTGCTCCATCGCCGCCGAAACCCGCGCGATCTCCGCACCGAGCTTCATCTCCGCCGAGCCGACGCTGGCGATAGGGCCGATGGCTTCCTCGATGCCGCGCTTCGCCGCCAGAAGGGCGTTCTTTTCCGCTTCGAAATTCTTGGCCGAGCGAGAAGCCTCGGCCTGTGCCCGCGCGTACTCGCGCTGCATCTTCGCCGACGGCTCGCCGGCCGCCTTCATCAGATCGGAGAGCGCCCGGGCCTGCTGCGTCGCCGCGTTGAACTCGCTGCGGGCTTTAGCCAATCCGGCTTGAAGCCCCTTGAATTCGCCGAGCTTGGCGAATGCGCGATCGAGCTTCGCGCTTTCCGCCGCCAGCTCCTTCATCGCCGAATTGGGAACGGCTTGGCCGGCCCGTTTTGCGGCAGATGACAATTCGACTAGATGGCGCTCGACCGCCGCGAAGGCGCCCTTCGTGTCATCGGTCGCCGTAATTACGGCGCGAGCTTCCAAGACGGCGCTCATGCCTTAGCCCTTCTGCCGCCGCTTCGACCACGCGACAGCCCGCTCGTACCAGGTCTCAATTTCCGAGAGACCCAATGCAGGCACATCGAGCGTCGTCTTGAGGTCGAACACCAGCGCGTCCATCATGAATCCGATGACGTTTCTTGCGCGCTCGTATCGGTAAAAAAACCAAACAACTCGAGTTTCAATTTTCTAGCGTCCGCGAGATCGAGTATGCGGACGAAAGCGGGTCCGCCGCCCTGCTTTACGATCACGCACCTTTCGAGATAGCTTTTAATGACGGCATTGTTTTCCTCCCAAAGGACGCTGCCGTCGATCCTCTGGACAACCTTGCGTGGATCGCCGAGGTCGAGATAATCGCCACCCGTCGGCTCGCGAATATCCACGCTGTCCACTTTCTCCTTGTGCCATTCGACGGGAAACGAAAGCTCGATCGTCTTCGACTTCGCCATTCTTCGACCTCGGGTTTTCCAAATGAAAAAAGGCCGCTCGTTGGCGGCCTGTTCGAAGCGGATCTTTTTTAGCCTGACCAAGCTATGTCAAGCGACTGGCGCCTGTCATCCCCTGGCGGCCCCATTTTGCTAGTTGCCGCGGACTGCCGATGAGTGTCTCACCTCGAGCACAATCCGGCGCGGTAGCATCACCGCTTTCGCCATAACGCCGCATCCGAAATTGAGCATGCGCTTCGATGGCATAGCGCCAGGCAACTGCGCCAAAGCCAGGCGCCAATCGCCGCACCATTGGGTGTCGGCGAAGGCCCGCGCCAGGACGGGATGCTGGTTGGCAATCGCGACGTAGCCGCTCTCTTTGGTATCAGCGTAACCCTCAGCCACGACGATGTAGGGCTGTCGATCGATCGATCAAGGTGATGAATTCCTCCGGCTACCCCTGCATCTGCTGATAGCTGCCGCGCGGGCCCTTGATCTTGAGCCCCGTCACGGCGCCGGTCTCGCGGTCGGAAACCGCGTCGCCGATGAACACGCCGGCGGTGATGGTGTGCACGATGTTCGTCGAATCCTCGACCAGCGACATCGTGTAGGGGCCCCCGGCGACGATCGCGCTCCAGTCGTAGCTCGTCGCCAGCGGCGAGCCGTCGGCGGTATCGACGAAATCGACGTCGAATTCCGGGCCTTCCGGCTTGACGGTCCGATCCAGCGACCCGTCCTGATTGTTGACGGCCGCATAACTGCGGTCCATCGACTTCGTCCTGATCTTGCCGCGTAGGCGCAACTGCGTGCCGCCATAGGTAAAGTGCATGAAGCCGCCGTAATCAGCCATGGATCAGATCCTAGATTTGAGGTCGAGAGGCGATCAGGCGGCGAGCGCCGTCGGGAACTGCGCGTAGATCGTCGCGTTCGAGGCAAGAATATCGAGCGGGTTGTTCATGACCAGCGGGCAGAACACATCGACTCGGTCGCGGTTGCTGTTGTTGCGCGCCACGACGAGCTGCGAGCCGAACGATTTTGCATCGTCGAGCACGCCGGGCAGGCTCACGTAGGCGTGGACGAAGCTCGCCTTGATGTCGAGCGTGGTGGTCAGCGCCTCGAGCCCTTGCGGATTTTCGTCCACGATCGACTTGTTGCCCTGCTCGGCCGCGAGCTGCGCGCGGAAATACTTCAGGGTTCCAGCCGTCTGATACATCTTCTGGATGTCGCGGAAGATCGTGTCCGGCTGGCCGCCGATGCCGGTGCGGTAGGTCGTGACCACCTTGTCGATCTGCAGCGAACCGTCGGCGCCGACCTGGAAGGTCGAAATGCCGGAATTGACCAGCGTGTTGCGGCCCGAATAATTCGGCCACAACGACGGGTCGCGCGGCGGCAGCACGCCCTGCACCACGAGGCCCGTCTGGTTGCGCGATACGTTGCCGGTGACGCAATCCGACAGCCACGGCTGCAGCCGCGCCGAAAAGCCCGTGACCCACAGCCACGAGGGGTGCGGCGAGCCGTTGATGCCGCCCGTGAAGGTCGGGCTCGCGACCGTCGCGCCGGAAACATTGGTCGCGAGCGTGAAGCTGTTGCCGGCGGCGCCCGGAACGATCGCCGTCGCCGTCAAGGTAGAGCTCGCCAGCGCATAGGTGAACTTCGACAGGTTCGGGTCTGCCAGGGCCGACGCGCCCTGCAGGAAGGTCAGCAGTGCCGTGAGCGTGCCCGGCAGCGAGCCAGACGAGATGTTCACCTGCAGGCCGGTCGCGCCGGACGTCTCGAACGTCACTACCGTGCCAGCGATGGTGATCGTATTTCCAGACGAAGGGTTGGTCGCGAACGTCACACTGTCCGAGGCGGCGACCCCGGCCATCTTGCCGATGATCGACAGATGACGGTCGTTGAGCGACAGGCCCAGCGTCGTCAGGCCGGCGAAATTGTTCGCCTGCGCCGTCCACACGTGCCCGTAGCTCTGCCGGTTCCAGGCCCACCGGCCGGAAACATCGTTCGACCATGCCGCGTAAGACGCGATCGAGGTCGAATCCGACCACGGGCAGATGACGTAGTCGGCCGGATTGTCGCCGAGCACGGCGAGCGCCGCGGCGACGCTCGGGTTGCCGGAGCCGGCCGTGGTGCGCGCCAGGCTCCAGACGCCCGCTTGCGCAAAGACGTTCGAGGCGCCGGGCGGCACGTAGAAGTCGATCGCCTCCATGATGGCGCCCTTGTGCAGCGCCGTGAAGGTGACGACCGCCGACGACGCCGACGCCGAGATCGGCAGCATGGCCTTGGTCAGCGGGTTGTAATAGGCGTTGACGGCAGCGGCGATCGCGGCCGCGATCGTCGTCGGCGTGTCCGTGATGCCTACGGTGATCTGGATCGTCTCGCCGCAGATCTCCAGCGTGCCGACGCCGACGCCGGACAGCGTGCCGACCGTCGCCTGCCAGACCGGCGCGACGCCCGCATCCGCCACCCCGACGATCCAGATCGGGATGGCCGGCGCGTTCGCCTGTGCCACGCGAAACATCTCGCGCAGCATCGAGCCACCGCCGCAGTAACCGTCG